TGTGGAAAGGAGTTGCAACGTGCTGCATCTGAATTGAAGAGAACAAAAAGCAGTGTTTGTGGTAGGAAGTGTCAAACTGCTTCTACTTCGGTTGATCCTCAGAAAGTGGTAGAATTAAGAGAGAAAGGTCTGTCTTTTAGAAAGATTGGAGTCGCACTTGGCTTTGGCAGGAATAAGGCTGAGTATATTTATAAGCGGTATGGAAAAAATATTATTTATAAAACTTAGTTCTCTAAAACCTTATTCTAAAAACGCTAAGAAGCATCCTAAGAAACAAATTGAACAGGTTGCAGCAAGTATTAAGGAGTTTGGTTTTAATCAACCTATTGTTGTTGATAAAAATAACGTGGTCATTGTTGGACACGGACGATTAGAAGCTGCAAAGCTACTTGGTCTTGATGAAGTGCCTGTACTAATAGTTGATTTATCTGAAGAACAAGCAAAAGCATACCGTTTAGCTGACAACAAGCTGAATGAGTCTGACTGGGACATGGACTTGGTGATCGAGGAGTTGAAGGGGCTAGATTTCAAGATGGTAGAGCTAACGGGCTTTGATACAGACCTTGTTATTGAACAAGAGGACAAGGACGACGAGGTGCCAGACTTGCCAAAAGAACCGCAATCAAAAATTGGAGAAATCTACCAGCTAGGAGAACATCGGTTGATGTGTGGCAGCAGCACCTCTCAGGAAGATGTACAAAAATTGATGAATGGCGAGCTTGCAGAGATGGTATGGACTGATCCGCCGTATAACGTGGACTATGAGGGTGGCACAGGCCTCAAGATTCAGAATGACAACATGAGCGATGGGCAATTTTATCAATTCCTACATGATTTCTATTCAACAACCGTGCGAATCATGCACAATGGCTCGCCAATTTACGTGGCACATGCAGACTCTGAGGGGGTGAATTTCAGAAAAGCAATGCAAGATGCTGGGCTACCTATAAAACAGTGCATTATTTGGGTGAAGAATAGCCTCGTTTTGGGTCGACAAGATTATCAATGGCAACACGAACCGATCCTCTACGGATGGAAGCCAGGGGCAAAGCACCGATGGTATGGGATGTTTGATAAGACAACGGTTTTAGATGATGAGGTTGATATCAAGAAGCTGAAGAAAGAAGAGCTACAAGCACTCGTGAACCATTACAGGAACGAAAGGAAGACGACGGTGGTTAGACAGGATAAACCAGCAAGAAATGCAGAACACCCAACAATGAAGCCAGTGGGACTGATAATCAAGTTCTTAATGAACAGCTCAAGACGAGGGGATATTGTCTATGATGGATTTGGTGGTAGTGGAAGCACACTAATCGCATGCGAGAAACTAGAAAGAAAGTGTTATATTATGGAGTTGGATGAGCTATATTGTGACGTAATCATTAAGCGTTGGGAGGATTTTACAGGGGAAACAGCAATAAAACTATTATATGTCTGATAAAACAGACACAAAACAGAAGAAGAATCCACCCAACCAGTTTCAACCTGGGGAATCGGGGAATCCAGCAGGACGACCTAAAGGATCGTTGAATTTTGCTACTAAATGGAAGCGTTTTATTGAGAAAGTGGCAGAAGATAACGGGCTAAGCCCAGCAGAGATTGACGAACAGCTTTACAAGGTGGCATGGCAAAAAGCTAAAGAGGGTGACTATCAGTTTTATAGGGACATTCAAGACCGTGTACACGGTAAACCCCAACAGAGTGTAGACCACACCACAGGCGGCAAGGAGTTACCAACACCAATTCTAGATTATGTACAAAATCACAACAGCGACAAGGCGGGTGATGGCAATGGATCAGCGGATTCGTGCAGTGCAGGGCGGAACCTCAGCAAGTAAGACAGTTTCGATAGTATTAAACTTGATAAATCTAGCTCAAAAGGATGAAAAACCTACCCTCACTAGCATTGTTTCAGAGAGCTTTCCGCATTTGAAGCGTGGTGTAATGAGGGATTTTTTATTGATAATGGAAGAGCACGGTTACTTCAAGGATGAACTTTGGAACAAGACAGATTACACATACACATTTGAGACAGGAAGTAAAATAGAGTTCTTCAGCGCAGATCAACCTGGCAAGGTGCGTGGTCCGAGGCGTGACCGACTGTTCGTCAACGAGGCTAACAACATTCCTTACGAAGCGTTCGATCAACTGGAGGTGCGAACAAAGGAGTTTATCTATCTTGACTGGAACCCGACTAGCGAGTTCTGGTTCTATGACAAGCTGAAGCAACGTGATGATGTTGAGCATATTATCCTTACTTACTTGGATAATGAGGGGCTGGATGAAGAAATTATCAAGTCTATTGAGCAACATAAGCCTAATAAGAATTGGTGGAAAGTTTATGGCGAAGGCCAGTTGGGTGAAGTTGAAGGTAAGATTTACACAGACTGGAAGATTATTGATGAGATACCACATGAGGCACGTTTGGAACGCAGAGGATTAGACTTTGGCTACTCGAACGATCCGACAGCAGTTGTGGATATCTATAAGTATAACGATGGCTACATACTAGATGAGGTGCTGTACCGAAAAGGATTATCAAACAGACAAATAGCAGATTACTTGCTAGAGCTACCCGACGTTATAACAATGGCAGATAGCGCAGAGCCGAAAAGTATTGATGAGATTAAAAGTTACGGCGTTCCAATCATGGGAGCAAAGAAAGGGCAGGGAAGCGTGTTGCAAGGTATACAATTTGTGCAAGATCAGCGCATATCAATGACTAAACGATCTGTCAACCTCATTAAATGTTATCGCAACTACCTGTGGAAAACCGATAGAAATGGTAAAATACTTAATGTCCCCGAACACGCGTTCTCAGATCCGTTGGACGCGGTGCGATACGGCTTCAATGGATACAAGGAAGAAGCCCCTCAAGAAAAAAGAATTAAACGTCACGTTAAGATAACCAAATACGGCTAAAATATGTTAAATCCTAAGAAAGCTGACGATCTTGTACACATTGCTCGCAAGCAACTATCACAAGGTTTGGACGCAAAGATTAAGCGAATGAAACAGATCGCTAGTTATTATGACTTGTACAACAACAAAATCGTAGAACTAGACGAGGATGTGTTCAACATTCCTTTCCCATATCTTGCAGGTCACATCGACTTGTATCTTTCAAAGATTGATAACCCACCCACACTAAACTTCAAGATTCCTAACAAGCCTACGCTTTCAGATAAAATCAAAGCTGCTTGGACACAGGAGATGTCATCATCTCGTTCTGGTTGGAAACGCAAAGACAGAGCTGAGAAGAAGATGGCACTTTTATCAGGACGTGGAGTCTCGAAGATTTATGCTTCAAGCGTATTAAACAAGTATAAGTCCCACTATGATCTAGTGGATGTTTATAGTTTCATTGCTGATCCGACACGAGGGCGACTTGAAGACGGTAATTATCATGGTGAAACAGATATCTTCAAGACACATGCGTCACTCAAAGAAGGTGCTGATGCTGGCTTTTATGACAAAGTTCAAGTGAAGAAGTTGCTCGACCGTAAAGATTCAGAGCGTGACGGTAATGAGGATGTTATCCAAAACAAGTTTGATCGAATCAAAGCATTGGGAGTTGATATTGAGAAGACATCGTTTGCAGGCCAAAAGGGTGTGAATATGACCGAGTGGGTTATGCGAGTAGACAACGAATGGTTTTACTTGTTATTTGATCCGAGTTCAGGTGTATGGATTCGTGCAGATAAGATTGAGGAAGTATTTGACAGTAAGAAAACACCGTTTGTTTCATGGGCCACTCACTACGATGAGTATGCCTTCTGGTCTAAGTCAACATCTGATGACTTCTATCCGATTGCCGAGGGTATGCGGTTCTTGCTGAACAATGCTCTTGAGAATGAAAAGCGTCGAACACGTCCAATGCGTCTAGTTGAATCAGGTTCACTGGTTGATGTGAATGAATTGATGGATTACATCCCGGACAATGTGATTCTTACAAGAAAGGGTCAGAACCCTAACATGGTTACACTTGAGACACCTAACGCTTCAATGACGATTGATGTTGTGCAGTACCTAGACAACCTTGCACAGTCAAAGACTGGTGTGCAGGAAGTTGGTGTTGGTGAGAAGGACGCAAAGGTCGGTGTGTTCTTTGGTCAACTTCAACAAGAAGCAGATCGTATCGGAGTTATCAACAAGGAGTATTCCGAAAGCTACGCTGATAAGGGTTATAACTTCTTCTGGGGTCTCAAACAGCACCTCACACGACCTAAGCAGGTTGAGATGCTTGGTAAAGCAGGAATGAAATTACAACAGCTATCTAAGATGGATATGGCAGATGTGGATGATGTAGATGACGTAATTGTCTCAGGTGGTAACAAGGACTCAGAGCTTGATGCTATCGAGATGGAACGACAGGCTAATGTCATCAAAGAGCTAACAGGTGCATACCCAGATAAGCTCAACGCTACGTTTGTTATCCGTGACTCTATGCGTAAGGCTGGCTATGAAGATGATGACATTCAAGAAGCACTTGATATCGAAGGAACAATCAACCGAGAGCTTATGGAGGAGGCAGATCAGGCTATTCAGGAGATCATTCTCGGTAAGAGTCCTGACCTTAACCACGGTGCAGATGATTTATTCTTGCAACGGATACTTAACTTTGTTCGAGATGAGGTGAACTACATCAAGCTAGACAAGCAAGGACAGGTCACAGGTATTGATAAGAAGAAGAAAGACTTGAACGATAGATTAATGATGTACATGTTGGCTCATCAAGAGATTGTGGTACGGAACACTATGCGTAAAGCACAGAAGTTCTATGCCCGTCAGCAGGTGAAACAGTTAGAATTGAAGGGTGAGCAACCACCAAGTCCAGCAGTGGACGTGCCACCACCAACTCAGAGGGAGGAGCAAGTTTCGATAGCACGACCTTTCGAGAATCCAATTGGTACACAAGGAGGTACGCAAGCGGCATCAGCAAGAATAAGTGAAACATTGTCACCGTAGTATGAAAATACAGGACTTAATTGCGAATAATCCGGAAAGCAAAGACCGACTTCTAAAGATTGAAAAGAAGTTGAAGGTCGCTGAATTGAAGGCTGATCTTGCAAAAAATCCTGCTATGGAGATTATCGTTAAGGAGTTGAGAGAGTCATTTAACGCCATAAATTACAAATTGTTGTATAATGGAGATATAAGTGACATCGAAAGAGCTAAGTTGTTCACTGAGAGAGGTGTTTACATCTGGTTCCTCGATATATTTCCTGATGCTGAAAAAACAGTAGAGAAAATTAACAAGATGTTACAAAAATATGAGTAAACAAGATTTGAAAGATGAACTAGATCGTCGAGGGATAAGTTATGACGGTCGTTGGAACGAAGCAAAGCTCGCTGAGATGTTAGAAGTAGCGAAAGAGATCGCCGTAGAACCAAAAATGGAGATTAAACCTGAAGCGAAGAAGCCTGAATACACTGAAGATCAGATTGCAAACATCATGGATGAAGTATCTGGTAAGAATAAGCTGACGACAGACGAACTGTATGACACCACTGGCCTACATAAAGAGATTGGCGGTGAGTTAAAGACTAGGAGTGGAATTATTGTTCCGCAAGAATCTGCCATGAAGATAGGCAAGTCTGAGTACAAGTATGTTTGTCGATGCACGCCAACAGCTTGTCCGATTTACAAGATTAATGCACGAGGGCGTGAGGTGTTTGTACGTGAGTACACTGAAACAGGTCACGGTGAAAACTACAAAGAGTTAGCTCATGGCTTTGTAGCAAAAAGAAACAGAATAGGTAAATAGTTAATGCCGTGGAAGCGGGATACAAACCTCTTTGTTCGTTGGAGAGCGAACGCAAATAAATCACGAGGGAGTCAACCCTCTGAAACCATCTATTATGTCGAAAGACGTTGATGTCCAAGATCAGGACGCAAAAGATCAAGCAGAAGAAACTGCTCCAGCAAACGAAGACGGCTTTGTTGATCCGCTTCCAAACTTAGATAAGGAATTGGAAGCAGAAAGCGAAGAAGTTGAAGATGTAGTTGAGGAAGTTAAAACTGAAGAGGTTGAGCCTGAACAAGAAGAGAAGGCTGAACCAGAAAAGGTTGAAGAACGACCACTCTACACAATGCCTGTCGCCAAAGCTCAAGAAGAAAAGAAACGAGCTGTTGAGAAGGCACGAGAAGAAGCTAAGCTCGAAGCGGAAGCAGAAATGCAAAAAGTCCGTGACGAGTATGAGCTGAAACTCAAAACTGCTTCACCTAAGAGCGAAACAGAGTATGACAAGAGGCTCAAAGAGGTTGCAGAAAAACATGGACTTGACGCGTCGGCTGCCGCTGATCTTCTGGGGGTACTTCAGGAGAACATCAAGTTGCCCGATATGTCGAAGTATGACCAGATCGTTAAAGAGAAAGAGATTGAAGGCCATCGTGCTAAAGTCTCTCAGGCATTTGACGAGAAAGTAGCACCACTAATTACAAAAGATTTTCCTCAAGCTACGCCCGAACATATTCGGGAGGTCAAAACACGCATTGAGGAGCTGGCTTTTACGGAGGGATATAACACTTACAAATTAGAGGATATTTACAAGGTTAAGCAGTCTGAGTTCGAGTTCAAAAACTCTCTCGGTGCTGAACCATCTGGAGGTAGAGGATCAGAGATTGTAGAAATGAAGAAGCTATCAGATGTGGACGAGATCGCCCTAGCTGATAGTGATCCAGAGGCTTATAGAAAATATCTAAAGTGGGAAGCAACCCAAGAAAGTCGGTACATCGATAACTACTAAAAGATATGGCCAATACAAGTGTATTTGAGACAAAGCTCTCAAAACGCATGCAGGTCACTCGATACTCAACGCCTGTGTATGTTGCACAAGCGTCTTTTGAGGAACGAGCAAACCTGTTCGATGGACAGTCAGTTGTCCGTCCTACATTCGCTACTCTTTATGCTGATTCCTACACTCGTGGAACAGACATGACAGAGCAGGGATACACAGAAGCATCAGAAACTCTAACTGTAAACCAGACTCCTGCTATTTTGCTTCGTGCAGATAAGTGGGATGCTTTGCAGCACAAGTCCGCTCTACAGCAACGACTTGCTAATGATGGAATGCGTGCAATCAACAAGTTGATCGACGCTGACTATAACGCTGAAGTGCTTAACGCTACATCAACAATTGATGATGGTGACTTCGGAGGTACAGATGGTGATCCCCTAACTCTGGACGCAACAAATGTTCTACAAATTTACGCAATGGCACAGCGAAAGCTCCAGTTGCAAGATGTGGACATTGTTGGAGCAAAAGACCCTCGACCACAAGCAGGTAACATGAAGCCAGGGGGGTCATCAGGATTCGCCAACCTCAACCCTTACATGCAGGAGCAACTTACTTACTCCCTCGCAGGACGTGAGAGTGTTGACGGCAATCTTGTTGGACAGAATGCTTACAAGAATAGCTACTTCGAGTTCGATAACTTCGTAACTACAAACGGACAGTGGACAGGTGTGCTTGGAATGGCAACACAGCCAACCAACAACGACACGGTTGTTATCAATGGTGTTACATTCACATTCGTTTCATCTATTGGTTCGACACCTGGAAACCTCTTGATTCAGGCTAGTGTTGATCTTGATCGCGAACTTTTGCAGGACATTATCAACGCCCCTGACACTGCTACATCATCAAACAATGTTCAATTGTCAACAGCTAGTCAGAACGCTTTGCGTCGAATGACAGCCACAAACGACGACACTAACGATATTCTTACAGTGCAAGCACAGGGTTACGGATACGTTGTTGTTAGTGAGACATTCACCGACGCTACAGACGCTTGGGACTCTGAGACATCTCACCAGATGTTCGGACAAAAGGGTGCTATCGACATGGTGATGCAAGCTAATGTAGGAGTTGATGTATCAGACATCCCTGCACAGCTCGGTAAGTACATCAAGCCTCACGCTCTATATGGAATCAATACATTTACAGAAGGTGCAAACGCACTCGTAGATGTAGCTCTTGATTCATCAGATTGGGCCTAGACACAGCTAAATAATGGTAAGAGGGGTGGACCGTTTCACGGGAAACCTCCTCTCATCATCCTTGTTAGGGTGATAACGAGACAAATACAATTATGGCAAAATCAATTAACAGGGCCGTCCGAGTTGGTTATGACGTGGTGAATATCTCAGGAACTGTTGTAAAAGTTATTGAGTATGATTCATCAGGAAATATCCGACGTGCGGAGGGTCTGACAGTCCCTGCAAGCCTCGCAGGCTTCGCTAAAGGTGGTCAGTTTGTAAAGACTGACGCTTCTAGTGGGACAAAAGCAATCTATGAGAACCAGGGGACTACAAGTTCATCTTCCTTTGACCTCATGGGATCAGCTGGACCTGCTGAGGTTATTGCAACCGATGGAGCTTCATTTCTGGATGACGCAGGAAATGAGGAACTCACTTGGGGTGTTACAGGAAGTGCTATTAACAACTTCAAGATGGCCAATGCTGCTACTGGGAACAACCCAGTTCTTTCAGCAGTCGGAGATGACGCAGCAGTAGGTATCGGCATTACAGTTAAAGGCAGTGGTGCAGTTGTAGTTACTGCTGCAACTGGTGGTTTGGACATTAACGGTACAACTGCAGTTGTTGGTGTTCTTGATGAAGATGCTATGGGATCTGATTCAGATACTAATCTTGCTACTCAACAGAGTATTAAGGCGTATGTTGACGCTCAAGTTGCTTCAAGCGATTCATTGCAAGAAGCATATGATGTTGGCAACACCATTACGGTTGCTGACACGATTAACACTTCGTTGGTCTTCACACAAAATGATACAACAAACAACCCTGATGCAGTCCAGATCAATAACGCAGGAACAGGTGACGAACTTCAATTGACCAGTACAAATGGTGGCGCCACAGGTGCTAAACTCGCCATTGTCCACACGGGTGGATCTCAGCTTTCAGGAGATATAACAGGACGCATCCTTTTCACAGGACAAGACGATGCTTCCGCAGCAGAAGACTATGCTCAAATTGATTGCATAGCTGGTGATGTAACAGCTGCTAATCCTGATGGAACTTTAATTTTCTACGTCAATTCTGCTGGTACGCTTACACAACGAATGCAGATGGATGGAGATACTATTAACGGAGTGTTTGTTGGAGATGGTGTCTCTGAAGGAGCACTTCATTCTCAAGGATCACAGGATCTTAATCTTGGAACTGGCTCAGGAACAGGTGGAGCCATTCTTCTAGGTGATGGTGCCGCTTCAGGAATTACTCTTACTCCAGATACAACCGGCGACGTGACCGTTGAAAGTACAGACGGAGGCGCTGTAGGTGCTCAACTTATCTTGAATCACGCTGGTGGGTCACAGACCGCTGCGGATGTTGCAGGTCGTATCACCTTCCAAGGAGAAGATGACGCTGTAGCTGCTGAAGACTATGCTCGAATCGACGTAGTAGTAGTTGATGCTGCTGCTGCTAACCCAGATGGACGAATGTCTTTCTACACAGATGTAGCTGGAACACTTGCAGAGCAACTTCGACTTGATGATTCCTTCGCTGGGATTCAGGTTGGTGGATCTGGTGTAGCTGGAACAGTTGCATCTAATGGTGCTGCAAACCTTAATCTTCAAACAGGAAGTGGAACAGGTGGAGTAATTCAACTTGTGGATGGAGCTAACGGAGAGGTGGGTATTGCCCCTGCGGGGGAAGGTGCGGTCTTTATTATCGGCTCTGACCCAGGCGCGCGTGGTGCGCAGCTCATACTCGCACACGAAGGAGGTTCGCAGGCCGCATCTGATGTTTGTGGACGTATCACCTTTGAAGGTGAAGATGACGCTGCTGCAACAGAGGAATACGGTCGTATCGACTGTGTTGTTACTGACGCAACCGCAGCCAATCCTGACGCTGACTTGATCTTTTACGCTAACGTAGCAGGATCGCTTACTGAACATCTCAGACTGACGCACGGAGGTATCGGCATTACTGGTACAGAAGTCTTTGCCACCATAACCACTTCAACCGGTGCTGGAGCTGTAGGAATCACAGGTCGAATCCATGAGATCACGACCACGGGTACTGGAGATGCTCTTACACTTGCCAATGGTAGCGCAGGACAGAAGTTGACAATCCTCTATGTAGCAGAAGCAGCTGGTGGTGACACAGCAGTGCTTACACCAACAACTCTTGCTGGAGGTTCGACAATTACGTTCAATGCACTTGGCGACTCAGCAGAGCTTACATATAGCTCTACTGGTGGCTGGTACATGCACGGTGGAACTGCCGCAATAGCTTAGTAGTTCTCCTTAGCGTCTCCTAAACAGGACGCTAAGATAGGATTAGTAAACAAAAACTTATGACTCCTCCAGAAATGATAACCAAATTTGAGAACATGGTGGATGATGTTCTTGATACGGATTTCGTTTATCAACTAATGAACGACGCGATGAACGAAGTCGAAACGCTTGAGATATGGGAAATCTTGAAGAAGGAAACGACCTACTCGGTCTCCGCTGGATATTCTTTTTCAAGCGCGTTAGGAACTTTGCCTACGCGGTTTTTGCATGACGTTTTGATGGTCGAAGACGATGGGAACATCCCATACGACAAAGTTGATTTCACAGACCGAATCAATAAGAAAAATAACCCTCTTGGGTATTTCATGGATTTGAACGGTGACAATATCCATCTATCTGGAGAGAATCACGGTGCGAAGACAATGTATTTTTACTACACGGAATTTTCGGATGATCTTGCCCCATCTGATCCTGATTGGATTTTCCCAGACTGGTGTCACTCAATTGTTCCTCTCAAAATGGCAGAACTTTACTACGCGGCTGATGCTGGTGAGAAAGGTCGCTCATGGGATGATCGGTGGAGTAATCAATATGAACGTATGTTATCTCGCATGGAGACGTGGAATGACACATTGAAGCTCCGAAATAAGCGTGCTTACAGCCGATCACCTATCACTACGCCTAAGAGCTTACGATCATAAATATGCGAGAGTTTGATGTGAAAAATTTCAAGTCTGGGATGATAAACAAGATCGAAGATTCTTCTATTCCTGAAGATGCGGCAAGCGATTCCCTTAACTGGATCACTCTTGGCGATCACATAGAACTTTCTGGTGGATACGATATTGTTGGTACGGAAAATGGCGCAGGGAAGATTACAGGTTTGAAAGTTGGCGAAAAAGTTGATGGGTCAAATATAGCGATAAGAACAAGAGGCCAGAAAGTTGAATACTATGATTCAGATGCGGCAACATTAGATTGGGTTGAAAGTGGGGATAACATTTTAGAGCCTAGTGATGATTTGGCAGGATACTGGGATTTCAATGAAGGATCAGGATCAACAGCTTTTGATGGCAGTGGTAATGGTAACGACGGCACGCTTCAGTTTGGTTCAGAAACATACGTCACAGGTATTCACGGTACGGGTATTGATTTTGATGGGAACGATGGACGTATAGCAATTGCCGACGATGCTGCCATTCAAAACATTTGGGATGGTGGTGGAACTATCTCGTTTTGGATTAAGCCCGATAGCGATGGTGAGTCAAGCCAGGGTCGTATATTCGAGATGGGCGGTAACTCCTCAAGATTATATGTAAAAGACGAAGCAGGCGGCTTGATGCGCGTGCGATTCTATGTACGATTTAGTGGGACAGATGGAATCTGGGAAAGCCCAGTTTCTATTCCAATAAACGCATGGACTCACGTTATGATTTCATACGATGCTGATGACGTTGCAAATGATCCTATAATTTATTTCAACAATACATCGGTATCTGTAACCGAGACTCAAGCACCTGTTGGTACAAGGATTACAAGTGCAGGTGGAACTTACTACTTGGGTAATGACAATAGTGATTTATCAGCTTTTGATGGAACGATCGATGAGGTGAGGTTTTATGATGCAATTCAAGATTCGGAATATAGAACAATACTATTTGATACTCCAGGTGGATTCTCTGAAGATGTTTCAGTCACGTTTTACACGTCTCTGGCTGGCTATCAGGCATGGCTTTCGTCACCAAATAGCGGTCTTTTCAAGATGATGCTCGCAAACCCAGATGATATTCAAGACCTAACGGATGCAAACGGTATTTATCAAGGATATATCAGCGCACAGAACGGTCGTTTGCACCTCTGGAATCGCCGGAATAATAAGAACTACCTGTATGGATCGCACAAAGATGTCCAGGATTCGACTGTCTATACTACGGTTACAGGAGAAGCAATTGGAGCTGCCCCAGGACCGACCTATTCGGGAACGCTTGCTGCTGTTACTGGTGATATCACTTGTTTCAATGTGGTCTTCACGGACGGAACGAAGACGATGACTGACGATAAGGACGGTAGTTTTACAGGTAATGTAGCGTCTGGATCAATCAATTACGCAACTGGCGCGTATAACATTACGTTTGATGGCGCGACATCCGCTCCAGTAACGGCGAACTATGAACACGAGATTAGTTCAACCGATGGACTTGCTGATTTTACGTTTACAACACCGATTCGCATAGCAAATGAAGGCTATTTCTTACCACAACCAACTGGCGGTGATCTTTTGAACGTCCTGAACTACCGAACAGAGTTCTATTGCATACATCAAGGCAATGCGTGGCTATTTTCCATGCCTGTTGATGATCTTTTCCCTACAAATGAGGAGTTTCGACAGAACATTGGTATGCCGAACTGGCGTGCCGCTGTCGCAACAGGTGATGGTATTTACTTTATCGATACATCTAACCCTTCAGAACCTCGTTTCAAGTTACTTTCATTGGAATCAACAAACGATCAAGTTATTCCAACCGAGTTCTCGTTCAATGTTGACCTTTCGTCACTAACTTTCGATGATTCGGTGATGTATCAGTGGGGCGACTACATTTTAGCTTCTTGCAGGACATCGGATAGCACTGTGAATAATCGGTTGTTCGCATATCATAAGACATGGAAGTCATTTGACGTACTCAACTATCAAGTTTCAGTAATGGCAGACAACGACGGCGATTTATGGGCTGGTGAAAGTTCGACAGATAACGTCACACAGTTATTCACAGGTTTTTCTGCTAATGGCGCACTTGTTACGAACTATTGGGAGGGTAAATTGACAACATTAGAGGTTGAAGAACTAAAGAAGTTCAAGCGTTTAACCGTCGAAGGTTCTATTGGTCCAGACCAAATAATCAGTGTCCAATTGGCTTATGATGGCGGAGTCTTCCAAGAAATTGGTACAATAGATGGGACGGGCGATTATGTTGCGTCGGGAACTCCTGTTGTTGTCGGCAGTCCACAGGTTGCCAGCCTCGAAATAGCGGGTGGTGGTAACGGAATTGAAGCCTACAAATATGTACGAGAGTTTCGAGTACAGAGCACTAAGTTCAATGAGGTGAAGATACGTTTTTCTGCCACTAGTACAGGATATGCGTCAGTTTCAAACATTAACTATCACGATATTCGGGCTTACGGACAGAAAAATCTAAAGAAATATCGACAAACATCTTAATATATGGCACTTGAGTGTAAATGTGGAAAACAGAAATATAGATACTCGAAATTATGTCGAGCGTGTTCTGATCTAGCAAGAAGAAAGAATCACGAGATTGTAGATCATGGTGATTATATAGTCGTTAAGGTTTTGAGCAAGAAAGATGCAATTGATGTTTTATTTGACTCTGATATTCGTGAATTACTAGACAGGTTTCGTCTTTCTGTTGGTAAAGATGGCTATATTTTGGCTTCTGATAGAGATCAGAGATCAAAATTACGACCCGTTCCTTATATGTTTATGGGGAAAAGAGAAGGTTTTGTCGTCGATCATATCAATCATAACATCTACGATAATCGTAGGATAAATCTCAGATATGCAACTCACCAACAAAATAGTATGAACAATAACGGCATTGGTGTTTATTTGCACAAACCTACTGGTAAATGGCTTGCTCAGATTAAAGTTAATGGGATAGGTAAGCATCTTGGTTTATTTAGTAAAAAGTCTGATGCACTCAAGGCACGTCTTGACGCAAAAATTAAGCATTTCAATAATTTCGCAAATATATGATTCCTAAAGTAGAAGCCAACTTTACAACAAGCCTCGCAGCAAAATTGAGCAGCACAGCGACCACATTAACGCTAAACCGTAGCACGGACGACGATGGCTCAACTCTTAACGATACTTACTTGCTAACACTTAGCGAAGGGTCGTCGAATGAAGAACATATGCTCGTTGATCTTAGTGGCGCATCGGGAACGATCACGACAAGGGGTCTTTCGCGAGTTGACGCAGCTACGAACCAGTCTGGCAATCAGTTTGAGCATGATCGTGGTGCAAGCGTGAAGATTACAAACTTAGCACTTATTCGGGTTGTAGAACGTCTAAATGGAGACGAGGCTTTTGATTCAGTGGATTGGACAGGGGTAAACAGCATTGATGGATTTGCCACACCAACATCGGGTGAGACCACAAAGGCGGCTAACGTAGCCTATGTAAACGCGGCGGCAATTGCTGGAGCTGCCGATGCGGCAGAGAACGTGAAAGGTATCGTTGAAATTGCAACGCCTGCTGAACTCGCGGCTGGAACTGCAACTGGATCAACTGGAGCTTTGCTTGTTCCACATGCAGAGGACTGTGGAAATACATCGAGTGCAAAACAAATGATTCCGATTACCGATGCCGACGGAGATATCCCAGTGGAGTTTATGGAATTGGATGCGGCATGGACATACACAAGTACGCTCGACGTTGCAACAGCTACTAACTGGCAACTGGGTGGAGTAGCTTACACTGGGACAATGGCAACTTTGAATGAAGCAGATACATTCTTCGGAGCAACTGACATAAGTGGAGCAGAAGCAGAGACGCTAACAGATGGTAGTGATGCTGATAGTTTACATATACACGAAAGTGCTGCGAGAGGATGGAACTTCGCTGCTTTTCTCGATACGACTTTCAAGGCTGGAGACAAATCGTATCCTTCAGGCTTCTCGGATGACACGACAAAAGTCATCACTGTTGGATCTTATCGATCAGGAGGTGGCGGAGGACACTTTCTGGCAGGTGCAGAAATTGTGACCGATTACGGAGTCTCAGTTGCTGTTACGCAAACCGACTCAATAGGCATCATTGCTGTTGGGGTGGGTATAGTCTACATCGGTACAGATACTTGGGATTCATATACAACAAACAGTATGGCTAAGAATGGGGCAGGTGTAACATTTGCTTCAGGAGATGAACAAGGTCCACTTGGACATGATCCAACAAACGATTATCTGTTGATGCTTACTAGCACAACTAACATCAGAAGGTTCACTGGTATTGCTGGAACAACAATAACCCAATTCGATAACATCACACTAGATACAGCTGTCACTGAAGTAGGATTCTTATATGATGATACTAATTCCCGATACGTTTGTGTTGATATATCAGCAAACATTATCAGACGATTTGACTCGTCTGGAACAACGGTTGATACAGCAAGTTACACACTACTCGCCGATAATCTTATCCGAGGTGTGTGTGCGATAGACAGCAGGGTTCATTTAGTTTGTCAGACTAACGGAGATAGCAACAATAGTAGTACGCCAGTTCTATCTGGAATAGCTGTGAATCTTATTCCTACAACAATGACACTCTAAATCTATGGCATCACTATTCAAAAACATTGAACGGGACTTCATAGCTCCATTCAAAGAGTTCAATCA